TGGTGGTAATTTCGTGTGCCAGCCGGTTGGCTTCAGTTTTATCTGGGATCACACGCTCTAGTAAACCAGTGACAGGTCCAATCAATGCAGTAAGCATTAGCCTTCTCCTTTAATCATGCTGGCAACCTCGATGGCTCGATATCCAACCTGAGTTGCATAGCGACTATCTAATAGTTCATTAGCAGCCTTCTCGCGGTTGCCATCCTGGAGGTGTGCCAGGGTCTTTTTGAATTGCATTAGCTTGGCAATGCCCATATTGAAACAAAGGTTAACCAGGGCCTCCTGGCAGACATCGTCCAGGGCATCAAAAAAGCTAATGTTCCTTTTACAGTCTGCAATAGAATCCTCAACGTCATCTTCCAACATCAGATCAGACACTCGTTTGCTGATGGGCTTGGTGTCCAGGTTATGTCCGACACCGATGGTCTGATAGCCCATGGAGCATTTGTATATCTCCAGCTTCTCGCCTTCGTGTTTCTTTAAAGTTTCTTTGAGCCTCTCCAGGTTCATTCTTTGTCTCTCCTGTTGGTCAATGTCTTAATGGTTTCGGTTTCCCAAATGCGGATACCCAGCCAAACAATAGTAAAGAGGGAAGCCACAGGCGGCAGCCAGGCGACCAGGGAAAGTACCCCAGTCGACGCAGCCACCGCATCTAACATATCTTTTTCTTGATCTGTCATGGGTATGCCCTATTTGTTGTGTACAAGTAAACCTTGCACGAAGTAGGTGTCATCGCCAGACACGTTCAAGTTGTACACATGGCTATCTTCGACTTGAGTTTCAATTGTCTCTACGGTTTCCCTGTAACCATCAGGTCCGACCAATGTCTGCCCAATCTCCAGCTGCTGTATGTTTAGTTCGGGGTGAATTTCGTTAGCAGCTTCGGGGTCCATTGCAGCCCACGTAGATGATGTGGGGCCAATGATTTTGATCGGGTGATCTTTGGTCATCCTGAGCTTACCATTGATGTTGAAAATCAATCTGGACTCTTGAGGCATTGTCCAAACATCCAGCACTTCCGCTGACTGCATACCAGAAGCTAAAACCATATCGCCTTCCGATATAGTGTCGATGGCTTTTTCTGAACCGTCAGCCATAGTGACCATCATGCCTGCTGGGAAGCATCCATAGTTGCCGCTGCCCCCGCCAGTGGAACCGGAAGATTTAAAGACACTGAAACTGTCAGTCGCCAGTGCCGTGTTGTTATCGTCAAGGTTCATCCACTGGATAACGGCCTGGTGGTATGTACCGGACACTGCGTTTGTAACTGTCACTTGTATTTGGTCACCGTTAGCTACTGATACACTGAAATATCCAGTATAAGCAGGGTAAGACGTGGCACTGTTGAAGTTATTTATATTTGTTCCATTCTTATAGATTCCGACAGTGTGGCCTGAGTTGCTTGCGCTCACTCGGCTGTAAGATATCCGCAGCGTAGGGTTGCCGGAAGTAGACACAGTGTTTATGTCATAGAAGCGGGTTGTGCTGGTGCCGGTAGAATTTAACCCTGCAAATGCGATTCCGCTGACTGGTATGGTGTCGCTGAATCCGTAGAATTCCTTGATGCCGTGCGGTGCAGTAAACCCTCCTGCGGCAGATAGGGTAGCCAGGGAGCGATTAGCTGCGGCAACTTCAAACTCGTCACCAATATCGTCGAGGCTTATCTGACCGGATGTCTGTAGAGTCATAGCGTTGTCACCTTTTTAAATTAAGTTATTCGGGCTGGTCAGCCTCTGCTGCCTGCATTGCTTCCATTTCCGCAATGGACAACATAGACATATTTATATTCTGTACTTCTTCAGCTAGAAACTCTTGCATGTCATCTTCTGAAACGCCATTAATCTGAACTTCAAAGTAGGATTCATCTACTGTAAAACACGCTCTAGTAAATCCATCTTCCGTCACTGTTGTGTAATCAATCATCAGTTAAATACCACCGTAAAAGTTGATCCAATATCGTTACTGTCAAAGACGTTAGTTGAGCCATAAGAAGGATATGTGTAAACCCATTGGCTAAAGTTTTGTCCTGTATTGGCAAACGCCATAGATGATCTACTAAATGTTTGTCCGTTTGCGGTCACTGTATTCCAACCAGAGTTAGCGTTTCCTATGTTTCTAACCCTAATTATAAATTTGGGCCTTCCGCTACTTCCCGCTACGGGTTGCGGGGTTTGTGCATATATTGCATGATAAAGATATTGACCAGCCCAATCCGCTGTTCCATCAACTATTGATCCAAATTGAAAATTATAAGGGGAACTGCCGTAACGCCCAGCACCGTAAAAAGTACCCGTGTAATAAGTGTATGGAGAATAGGTTCCTATAGTAAGAGACTGTGTGTCTAGCGAACTAGAGGCCCCATACCACTCGTTAAACGACATGGTTACTCCAGAGCCTTTACCAATCAGCCCACGAATATCAGCATCGTTAATGCTTACGATTGATCCTGACGCTCCACCTACTTCTGTGTGCATTTGATTAAGACTAATAGCACCTGACGTTGGAATATCAGACATCAGTCACCTCCTTTCAACTCGTCAATCTCTGCTTTGAGTTCCTTGACCACATCCCACAGGACACTGACCATTCTGGAGTAATCAAGTGTTAGGTGAGTATCAAAAAGCTCGCCTGTTTCTGGATCACGATTCTCTGCTTCTTTTACAACCTCAACCAAACCTGCGGCTTTTACATCCTGCGCTATAAAGCCAATGTCATTCTTGCCGTTATCAATCCAATTGTACCGTTTAGCATCTATTTGATTAAACATTTCCATTGAGTTTCCAATGGAGGTAATGTTTTCTTTAAGTCTTGCGTCCGAGTAAGCTGTAACATTACCGCCAAACGTGGCATCGTTGTTACTAAGGTTAAGTTGCATAGGCCATCTGCCATTGACCTGTGTCCACGTTGTCGTGTCATTGCCGCCCCGCAAGACATAAAAGAGATTACTGTTGCAGTGGATCATTGCTGAGTTGTTAGTTGTGTCTCGCAGATAGATCGTGGGAGAGACATTTCTAATTGCAATATTATTGGGTTGGGTTACTGATGTATTTATAAACCCAGAAGCCTGTACTCCATCGAGAGTATCCGCATCAAGACCAGAGCCAGAGCCATCGTTACCTGAGTGCCATACCTTGTTCTTTACTGCCCCGTTTGACCAGCCGCCCCAGAATAAATCATTTGTCGCGCCATCTAACCCAAAGTAACCCGCGACATCACCGCCAACATGAAACGACATAAATGCGTCTGCATTGATAGTGCCTTGGAAAACCTCAAGGCCAGACATATTTCCAGATGTACTGCCTCCGTCTGTGTTAGAGCGAAAGGTTGTTTTATTTGTGTACGCAACAGTGTCGTTATCTGCATTGTTAAGCATATAGCTTGTGCTGTTTGTCAGGCTAAACTCTGTGCCTGTCAGCGTTATGCCAGTGCCAGCGGTGTAGGTCGTGTCAGTATTATTATCGGTACTAGTAATTGTAAAGTTCGGATAGGTTCCTGAGATGCTGGTAGCACCTGCGCCAGTAAGTGCGACAGTTTGATCTGGGGATGTGTTAGCAAACTCAGTGCCTGTTAGCGACAGGCCAGTTCCTGCTGTGTAGGTTGTATCTGTGTCCGTGTTTGTGTCGGTACTTGTGATCGTGAAGTTAGGGTATGTGCCAGAGATGCTAGTAGCACCCGCACCTGTTAGTGCGACAGTCTGGTCAGCTTGTGCCGCAGTAGCGTAATCACTGGCAGCTGTAGTTGCTGCTGTACCTAAACCTAAGTTTGTCCTGGCGGTTCCTGCATTAACCAGGTCAGACAGGTTATTTGCTTTTGCTAGAGCATCGGTGAGGTTTCCATAGGCATTAACCCACACAGACCCTTCGTATACCTTCATGTCATCGGTAGTGGTGTTGAAATACAAGGTACCTGCGACCAGGGCATCACCATCGTTGTCAACTGTAGGGTCGCTGGACTTCTGTCCCAGGTATCTGTCATCGAAAGAATCAAAAGCTGCCAGGGCAGCATCTCTTGCAGCTTCTGCGGCAGTCTGTGCATTACCTGCTGAGTCTGCACTGTTGGATGCGTTGTCTGCGAAGGTAGATGCATTTCCTTCAGAGATGGACGCTTCGTTTGCTTTGGTGGCAGCGATACCTGACTGTGCCGCTGAAGTTAAAGCCGCACTAGATGCCGTAGCTTGAAACCCATTGGCAGCATTCCGACTTACCAGGGCAGCATCTCTTGCTGCCTCAGCTGCAACCTTAGCAGCCTGGGCTTCTGAATTTTCTGTTGCTGCTAATGACTGAGAATCTGCTGCATTTGTTTCTGAGTCTGCCGCAGCGGCTGCCGAGTCTGCTGCCTGGTCCTTGTAACCCTGGAGTGCAGTTACATCTTCAGCAGCTGGGCCGGTACTTGAGTAAAAGGAAGAAGTAGCCATTGTTGCTCCAGGTTAAAGTTGGTACGAAGGACGGATGGTTTGCATGTTGCCGGAGGTTTCAGCGTCATTAGACTGCTCTTGAATCTCGGCCATGAACTGGGTGAACTTACCCTCGAATACTGGTGACCGCTCATCGATGTAGTAATCGCTGGCGTAGGTCAGTGCAGCATAAATAATTAGATCACTAGCAACCTGTGCCAGGATGTTCTCGTCGCTGTCTGCTGTCATGTCAATGAACTGGGCGTAGTAGTCCAGGCTCAAAGTTCCTGACGATGGGGACGGGCTAATAAGGTAGGTACCGCCCTGGCGACAAAAGTACAAGGGAGCCCCCTGCTCACCGTTCTGCTGTCTCTCCAGGATTTCTGGGAGTGTTACCTTGGCCAGCTGCCGACCATCGAAGTACAGGGAGATAGCCTCCAGGAAATCATTGGGTAGGACCACAGAAGTCGTTGGCGATGTGATGCTGTAGTTATACTGCTTCTCCATCGAGGGGATACGCAGGGAACGCTGGACCCTGGCAATACCCTGGTCAATAAAGGTATCTGCAAGTGCATCGGTGATATCGCTGCGATTAAGCAGGGCCTTAAAGTGGATACGGATATTGCCGAGATTCATTCGTTACTTCCTCTTCTTTGCTGTCTTAGCTGCTTTCTTAAAAGACGCATTGGTGGGGGCACCTTTGCTGTTCGGCTTACGCATAGTTTCACCGCTGCCAGCTTTTATTCGCGCTCGTTTTTTAGCGATATTCTTGTAAAGGCTCATTGGCTACACCTTCTTGTTCGTCGTTAGGAACCCATCAAGGTTCTGCTGTTTTAACCTGGCGACAATTGCATGTGCAGGCTCTTGCATCATGTCGAAACCTTCGCGTAGCCATTGTTCGTGGACCGCTACTGGTACCCTGGCGACAGACATGTACTCACCCTCAGTTTGTCCCAGGCTGTTGCTCCGTTGTTGCTTTAGCTGGTCCATGAATTGAGGTGAGATGTACTGTGAGGTTTCAATATTGAAGTTTTCGTGATCGTTGTCCCGCAACACTTTGTTCTGGACATCGTGAATAATTTGGTCTGACATTTTGCTTCCTTTATAAAATAAAAATGCAGCCAGAGTCACCACTCCCAGTAAGGAGAGCGGAAACCTGGCAGTAATAACTCTGGCCGCAATTAGTTAACTACTGATCAAGAAAGACCAGTAATCATTCCACCATCGCTGAAGTTGCTATGCTTCAAGCTGACTTCGCCAACACAGAAATGAGTGTCAGAGTCGCCATTCTTAGCCAGCAAAGTGCGAGTGTATGGACGCAATACACACTGCTTCCACATGGATGGGTCGATCATTAGAGCGTGCGTTGAGAGCAGGTTTCTGTTGATCTGAACCTTCAGAGTTCCGAAGGGAGTCACCAGCACTTCAATCGCGTTAGTCAGTGTCTTATCTTGCGAGAAGTCACGCTGACGGTTCGCTGCTGTAGCAAAACCAGCAATGATTGAACTGTCGCCAGGCTTAACCATCAGGATCGATGGATCAGAGCCGTTCTCGTAGCACGTCTGATGCAATGCTAAAACTTTCGCTTCAGTAAGTGGATCAGTAGCGTTGGAGCCTGCATCCAGAGACGTAGAAATCATCTGAGTTGCAGAGGCCATTTTACGAGCAGCGGATGCTGTGCCAGGTACTGCTGCCTGGTCGACACCAACATAGGCGCGTTCTTGATCGAGCTTAATTGCCTTCAGAGTCTTTGCCAGGGCGTATGCAGTTTCCTTAGCACGACCGTGGGTCTGAACAGCGTCAACAGTTGCAGCAACTTTAAATGCTTCACCGATGATCTGAGTGTTGTTAGACCGCTCAGTTGGCTGACCGATGGCAGTAGTTGCTGCGTCTGCACCTTCTACAAGCGCATTTACGCCAGCCG